AATAAAGATTATCCCTCAGACACTAGGGGCGAGCCATACGATATAGCTATTACTTTTGTTGCTGGTTATGGTGATGCAGCTACAGACTGCCCAGATGGTGCTTTAACTGCTATTAAATTACTAGCTGCTAACTGGTTCGAGAATCGTGAATCTAATGCTCCAATTAACCTAACGCCTGTGCCTATGGCTTTAGATGCTTTAATGCTCCAGTTTTGGGATGGCACAGTATCATGAGGGCTGGAGCATTAAGACACAGACTAATAATACAAAGCGTGGGGAATACTCTTGATGATTATGGAGATTTGTCCAACAGTTATAGCAATGTGGCTACTGTGTGGGGTAGTATTAGCCCTATTTCTGGTGGAGAGCAAGAAATAGCCGATGAAATTACAGGCGTAGTAACCCATAGGGTTAAGATTAGGTATAAATCTGGGGTAACTTGTCAAGATCGTATCAGCTACAATTCAAGGACATTTCAGATAGAATCAGTAAGAAATTGGGATGAGCGAAATATTTTTTTAGAGTTACTATGTAAAGAGGTGACTACATGAGTAGTATGAAAGTAGAAATAGAAAAAATACCTTTTGACAAGCTCGAGAAGAATCTAAAAAAACTACCTAACACTGTTCAACGGAATGTAATGAGAAAAGGTATGAGGCGGTTTTTATCAGTTATTAGAAAAGCTGCTAAAGAAAATGCCCCAGTTAAAAGCGGTAGGTTAAAAAAATCAATTACTAGCAAAGTATCATTGAGGCGTGATGGTAATATTACAGGGCGTGTATTTGTATCTCCAAAAAAGCATAGGGTTTATTATGGACATTTTGCAGAATGGGGTAGGCATTCAAAACCTCAAAAAGCTACTAGATTTATGTCTAGAGCTTTTGAACAATATAGCGATCCTGATTTATTCTCAGCTTTTGTAATGGCAGCTTTTCAAGAAGAAATGAAGAAATTAAAATTATGAGCTTAGAAAAAGCAGTAAGAGCAATATTAATAGCCGATGTAACTACTAATGGGTTAGTATCTACTAGAATCTATCCTCAGCGTAGACCACAAAGCACAGCATTACCTGCAATTATCTATAGCAATATATTTGATCATGAGACTGAATCTTTACAGACGCAATCAGGTTTAAGGCGTGCTAGAATGTCAGTTGAAGTATTAGCAACAACTTATAGCGGGGTAAAAAGTCTTAGAAATGCTGTAGAATCAGCATTAATAAATTATACAGGAACTACAAGCGGAGCTACTATTAAAAGCGTTAGGCTAGAGAGTAGCGTAGATCAGGACGAGGATTTAAATCCAGCTTCAGAATTTGGGGCGTACCGAGTGATTCTGGATTTTATAATTTGGTATGAATAGGGGATAAAATGGCAATTACTGCAAATGGAACAACGGTTACTTGGAATGGCGCTATTGCTGATGTAGTCAGCATAACAGCACCAAGCGTAACAGTAGCAACAATAGATACAACTAATATAGCTGCTGTACATAGAACTTTTTTAGGTGGAACTATTGATTCTGGTGAAGTTTCATTAGAAATTATGTATGATCCAAAATCTGATACAGATATTGAAGATGCATGGGATAATACAGCAACAGCTGCACCAGTTGAATCTGATATGGTTATTACTTTTACTGATAGCTCTACTTATACCTTTAAAGCAATTATGACCGGCTTTAGCGTTACACTAGCAACAGATGCAGCTGTAACTGCTAGCTGTACATTTAAAATTAGTGGAGCGGTAACTACAGCATAATGTTAAACAGAGAAGCAATATTAAAAACTGATGATCTACCTAGGGAACTTGTAGAAGTGCCAGAATGGGGCGGGGAAGTT